TTGTGGGCTTCGTCGTCGCCATAGATGCGAAGACGTTCGACATCCGGCAACGTGCCACGGATTTTCGCCATGGCGTGACAGACTCCCGCATGCACCAGATATTCCAGCGGGTCCAGCTCCTTCTTGCGCGACTTGATGACGATTGGTGCGCCCATCGACGATGAGCCCATCGACCCACGCTGGTGATCCGCCACGATCAGCGAACGATGCTGACGTTGATCGTCGCCGTTGCTTCTTGCAAGATTGGCTGCCTGAATCGCTTCAGTCTCAATCAACGTGTCAAGCGTAACCGTAAGCTGCTTGACCTGTGCATTCAGCACCCGCTGTTTTTCGATATCAGCGTCGCTGACATTGCTGTCGTCCCTTTGGGCGACATGGGTATCGAGTTCTTCCAGCTTGTTGGCGATCTGCTGCTGCAGATCGAGGATACGCTGGGACATTGAAGCAGGCATGTTACTGCCTCCCGTATTACGAGACGTGGTGCCGTGCTTGGCAGTGAAATCCCGTCGCACGATGTTGTCTGGTTTGCCGTGCTTGGCGAAGACGACATCGAGCGTGGCGGGACTAACCCCCAGTGATTTGGCAACCGCTAGGGCATTCGGATTGGCTGGCACGCTGACCAGCGAGGTTTCGATCAATTCCTGTTTGAGAAACTTGCTGCTCGGCCACATGCTGCCGCCGGGCGACTTCATGGGTTCACTCTCGATCGGGTGAAAACCCACCGACACCGAACACAGAATCCCGGCCTCGACCAGCTTGCGAATCTCGTCGATTCGCGCGGAGGTGCCTTCCGGCGCCAGTTGCAGATGACCGCGCAGCGACTTGTTCTCGACCCGCAGATTGTGCCACTTGCCGATCGGGAAATCACTGTTGTGGTTGAACAGCGCGATCGGATTCTTCTGGAACGAATCGGTGACCCAGCCATCGCTGGAAATAATGTCGCCCATGCGATCGACAGTCTCGTCGCTCAGCACGAACTCCATGCCCTGCACGGTGTCGCTGTGGGTCTTGTGCAGCAGCGATTGCTTCGGCGCCGATTTTTCACCATCGCCATCACCATCCTGCGAATCATCCCACATCATCTGGCATGAATCCTCGTCCATGCTATCGGAACAACGATCCATGAAATCCTCGTAGCTCTCGCCGTCGGCGGGCGGATCGCAATCCATGTCGTCACCGTTGGACTTCAGATGCTTCGGCTTCTCGCCGCCGTACTCGGCACGCCACATCGTCATGCAGGCAGCAACCGCCTGTTCCTGCGGACGCTTGTCGTCGCCGGTGCCGATCATCTCCGGCACGCATCGCGCCATGAAATCCGACTGGCTTTCGTCCTTGTTGGGTTTCATCGGCATGACAACCTCCGTTTTTCAAGTTCGTGTTTTAAGCAGGTACGGACCCGCTGTTCGAAAACCGCGAGCCCGGTCCCGCCTTCATCCGTTTTCGGGATTGGGGCTGGGGGCTGTTCAATCCCCGTCACGGACAAAAATCAATTCAGCAATACGAGGATCACGAGAAACATCAGCAGCACGATCAGCAACACGATCCACACTGACTTGGTAATCACTTGGGTTTCTTGGCCTCGTGCTTGGCGCGATGCCGGGCGCGGATCGGTGCCATGATCTTCTCGTCGATCGGATGATCGACCGGTCCCAGTATCGCCGCGTGCAGATCGGCGTCCTGCTTGTCGCCGTTCTCGTCGAGATAATAGAAGTCGTGTCCGAGATCGTCAGGCAGCTTTTTTCCGTCCGACATAGGCATTGAAGCGCTCCATTGATTCCTTGTCTTTCAGGTTAAGCACGCCATTCCAGTCGGAATTGAGCAACAGCTCCTTGCCACGCGGCGAGTCGGAGATTTTCCAGATCGACTTCGGATCGCTCGATCGCGCCAGCGTCAGCAGATTGTCGGCTTCGGTCTTTGGCAGCTCCAGTTGCTCCGGCTCATCCTCGTCGTCACCGAGATCGATGTCAGCCATGCCGTAATCGATCGCGCGTCGCAACCTGTCACGCTCACTCATGCTGTCCCAATATTCCCTTTGGTAGTCGTCAACGCTCTCACCGAGATAATCCGGCGGTTCTTCGTTCTCGGCCTCACGCTCGGCCTGCTTGTTGAAGGCGTCCGTCATCGCCTCTTCCAACTGGTCGCGCATTTCCTGTGTCAGGTTCTTCGACAGATCGGCTGGTTCAATCCCGGGCAGCTCCATCTGCCCCGGTGTCCTGTTGTTCGGCTGCAGCAGCTTGTCGTCATCGAAGCTGAATTCTGGATCGCTTTTGCCGTCGTCATAACGACTCGTATAATCCTCGATCTGGATCGCTTGCTGCAGATCAAACGCGTCATAGGGTATCGGCGGTTCGCCGTCTTCCTTGCGCTGCTTGATCACTTCATCAATGGCGTCGCTGGCCCAATCCGGATGACTGGCTTGGTATTGCTGCGCCAGATTGATCTTGGCCGATTCCAGCGGCTGACCGCTTTCACGCCAGTTCTCGATCTCGCTGGACAGAAATTCGTTGTAGCTGTCACGCCGCCAGCGATCGAACACCTCTTCCTGCTGGTCGTTCGACAGCATCTCCCACGAATCGGCTTCCATGGTATTGCCGCCACGCGATGATCTGCCTGACGACGATCCGCCCAACTGCCGTTCGATGCGGCTGCTTAGATCGTCCCATGAACTCTGCGTCGGCACGTAACCATACTTGGCCCACGCGTAGCCGCCGACATCGATATCGGCGTGCACGCTGACCTTTTCGATGCCAAGGTCTTTGTAGGTCGCGATATTGCCCGCCAGAAAATTCTTGCCAATGTCGCTTTTGCGATTCTCCCGGTTGACCACGAAATACGAGCTGTAGGCCGACTTGCTGTCCAGATTGATCGAACGGGTGAAAGTGGCGACCACCTTGGGACGCGCGTCCGCTGTGCTGCCGGGTTTCTCGATCTGGCCCTCGATATCGAGTTTGGTCCCGGTCATGTTGCCGTCGATCTTCATCGACCCGTCGAGACCACCGAGAAAATCCTTCTTGAATTCCGCCGGGTCTTTACCGATGGTCGCATTCCAGTTGTCGATAAAGACATCCTGCTTGACCTTGCTGCCTTCGATGTTGATCTTGGCCTTGTCGAAATCATCCTTGGTGGCTTTCTTCTTGCCACCGCCGCTTGGCTTCTCGCCCGCGCTGCCACCGCTGCCCCCGTCGCCGGTCCATTTGCCACTCTCATCACGCGGCTCGTCGGGATTGAATTCCCGTGGCACCGTGATCACGATGTCGTCGAAGCCGCGCGCCAGATGGCCGTTGGCGGCAAAGAATCGATACGCCGTGTTAAGAAATTTCTGGTAGGTCGCCGCATCCAGTTCGCGCTGTGCCTGCTTCAGCGTCATGAACCGATAGCCTTTCGGCGCTTCGCTGGCGGGTTTCTTGCCAGCACCTCCGGTCCACTTCTCGGCTTCCGCGATCAGCTTGGTGATCGAGATATCGACCCGCGCGATCTTGACCGTCTTGTTTTTCGACAGCTTACCCTTCTGGGTATCGATCGCCAGTTGCCCGGCCCATGTATGATGACCGTCGAGAATGTAGTCATCGCGCGACACCACCAGCCTTTTATAGAACCCGCGATCCTTGATCTTCTCCATCGCAGCGGCGACCTTGGTGCCGCTGATTTCGTTCTGGGTGGCGCGCAGGTTGGCCGACTTCTCGGTATCCTTCTCGATCTTGTAGCCCTGTTTCTTCAGGTACTTGATGAAATCCTTGGTGGCGCCTGCCCGGATCACCGGCATCTCGACGCGCGGGATACCGATCTGGTCGGCGCAGAAAAGATTGGTGCCCTTGACGCTGACATTGCAGAGATTGAACACCGGCGCTTCCTCGCCGTGCTCGGCCATCTCGGCGGCGGTCTCGCCCAGCCGCTTGATCAGGGTCGAGACCTGCTTGACCTGTTGCAGCTCGACCTTGCGGTTCTCGAACAGCGCGCGTTGCGCATCGTAAACATTGCTGGTGTGGATGACGCCTTTGCTGTCGACATAGGCGTGCTTGGAATAACCCTCGCCGGGATGCTTGTCCTTGTCGTCGTCATCACCACCGTCGCCACCGCCGCCGCCATCGGTCCACTTGCCGCCGGGATCGCGCGGCTCGTCGGAAACGTCGTGGCCGCCCTTCAATCGAAGTCGTGCGCCATGTTCTGCTGATCGGTGCGATAAATCTCCCAATTGCGAATGAACGTCGCTTCGCCCACGATGTGAATCAGATCGTCGGCCCAGTTCTGGAACGCCGGGGACAAGC